GGATAAGTCCCCTCTCGAACATACGTTCGAATCATCTCTAATAGCGATAAATCAATATGTCGATAAATCGATAAATCGACAATTCATTTGACCCACACATACTTAAATTCGTCACCACGCGCCCTTATACTGTCAACCAATAATTTTCTGTTATATTAGGGGGGAATATGTATACAAAACGGACATTTTAAAGAATTATACCCGAACGAAGTTCGGTTTTACCTGTTTGAACAGGTTATCTTATATGTATAGATTTTAATTAGTCGCTACGCTAAGGCTTCGCTCCTAATCTTAATTATAGATAATATATAATAATATTGGGATAGTTATGCCGTTTATCCCCACCGTTAATAAGGCGTTTTTAAAGAATTGTTTGGCAACAGGGACCAGGGGCTGACACCTCTCGCAGAAAGTGGAATACCTACCCTGGGTTGAAAGCACTCGTCATAGTGATTGGCAAGCATACCGATAGCGGAGGCAGGGTTCGATTCCCAATGACGTTTATTCTAGACTGAACATCTACGATTGTTAGTAGGCCAGCCAAACACATTTTTAGATGGGACAAAGTATGGGACGTAAACCAGGGGTACAATCGGTACCAAAGGATGAAGCACAGGCAAAAGTACTAACCCTACTGGAAAATGGTGCTACCATCACTGCTGCTATGGCAGCCGTTGGTCGTAACGATACTACCTTCCGTCAATGGTCTATGGTAGATTCAGACTTTAAAGACAAAGCGGACAAAGCACGCTTAGCGGGCAAAGGTGTTAAAACTGACCTAGCCGAATTAAAGAATATCTCTTACCCCGAGTTCTCAACCCAGTTCCTGGACACTACCCTCTTTGACCATCAACTTAACTGGCTAGACCTAATCGAAGGTCGTGAGCCAAGGTGGCAACCTGCAGGTATGACTTACGAGCCTGGAGACCCAAAGCGTGTCCTTATCAATGTTCCTCCTGAACATGCTAAGTCGACAACCATAACTACCAACTATACCCTTTACACAATTGTAACAAATCCTAATGCCCGAGTCATTATTGTATCCAAGACTCAAGGCATGGCCCGCAAGTTCCTTGGGGCTATCAAGACCAGGCTTAGCCATCCAGCCTACATGAAGTTACAGACCGCTTACGGTCCTAACGGTGGCTACAAAGCAGATGCAACCCAATGGTCTGCTGATATGATTTATCTAGGAACGGGACGCGATTCTGGCGAGAAAGACCCTACTGTCCAAGCCCTTGGGTTCGGTTCACAGATTTACGGTGCTCGCGCAGACCTCATTATCCTAGATGACGTGGTGATGGGTTCTAATGCCCATGAGTGGGAGAAGCAAATTGAATGGCTTCAAAAGGAAGTAATCACCCGCCTGGGGCGGCATGGAAAACTGCTTATAGTAGGAACCCGTGTCGCACCCATAGATTTGTACAAGATGATACGCGATGGACAGCAATGGACTGGTGGTAAAACTCCGTTCACCTATTGTGCTATGCCAGCCGTATTAGAGTTTGACGAAAAACCCGAGAACTGGAAGACGCTTTGGCCTAAAACCAATATCCAGGAAAATGATATTGACGAGGTGCTAGATGATGGACTTTATCCGAAATGGGATGGACCCTCTTTATTTAAGAGGCGCTCTGAAGTTGCACCATCTGTCTGGGCTATGGTCTACCAGCAAGAAGATGTCGAGTTCGACTCCATCTTCCCGCCAGCCTGTGTCGCAGGTTCAGTCAACGGAATGCGCAAGCGAGGACCTCTAAAGCCTGGCGTACCTGGTCATCCTAAACATGTGGATGGCTCTTATACTATTATCGGTCTTGACCCTGCTATGGCGGGTGCTACTGGTGCTGTTGTAGTAACTTACAATAAGTCAGATTCTAGAATTTATGTTTTGGATTGCGTCAATATGACGGAGCCCACACCTATGAAGATTCAGACACTTATTGAAGAGTGGGTTGAGAAGTACCGTCCTCAAGAACTGCGTGTGGAAATTAACGCCCACCAAAAGGCTTATGCCCTTGATGACAATCTTAGAAACTTCTTAGCATCCTACGGTTGCCAACTGAACTCACACTTTACTGGCAAGAATAAGTGGGACACTTCTTTCGGTGTGGCATCTATGGCTAGCCTCTTTGGTACTCTACGAGATGGTAGATTCCAAGATAACAACATTATTGAATTACCTTCTAACGAAGGTTCTGAGGGTTTGAAGACTTTGGTACAGGAACTAATTACCTGGAAGCCAGATACTAAGAACCCAACCGACTGCGTGATGGCTCTTTGGTTTGCGATTATTCGCGTAAGAGAAATGATGCAACAATCTAGCCGAGTAGGGCAGTATGCTCCTAACCGCTGGGCAACAAGAGCACAAAAAGCACAGCGTGGTTCAATCCAATTGGATGAAGCCTTTGCTGACCAATGGAATGAATACTACGCATAGGAGTTATTATGAATGAAAAAGATATAAAGGCATTAGAAAAGTCAGCAAAAGAGGCTGCAAAAAAACTAAAGACTGAAATCAATGCTCGCGCAGCGGCTCGTACTTCTGGCGGCATTACTGGTGGTGGTGCATCATCAGTAGCCCCCGTCAACAGAGAAGGTCTTGCTCCGCCTGTGAATGTTCCAGCATTACTAAAGAACCTACCAAAGGCACCTCCTATGAGTAAGGCTGATATAAAAAAATTCAACAAGAATGTAGATTCTCTTGTTGCTGCTGAAAAAGCCGCTCAAAAATCTACTCCTCGCGGTGGTCGCGGCATCGGCGGCGGCGGCTTGAACATTAATAAAACTAGATAATTAATTCCCTTTAACTGTTAGGACAACAATGGCATTATCAATGGAGCAGGTAGCAGCGCGTGTTCAATCGCTGCGCTACCGTAACGCTGACCGCGACGCTCGTAACCTTGACGTCCTCGCAGTTCGCAAGGGTAAAATTTCTGAAGTCTATCCTGACTTCTTCCCAGATGGAGTAAATGCCAATGTCGTGGCAAATTTTATTGACATTGTTGCGCGTGACTTATCCGAAGTTATGGCACCACTCCCAGCCGTCAACTGCTCTGCAGCGAACCAAGTTAGCGACCGTGCTCGTAGTTTCGCGGATAAGCGTACGCGGATTGCTTCTAACTATTTTTCTCATTCTGACCTTTCGGTACAAATGTACTCGGGAGCAGACTGGTACATAACATACGGTTTCGTCCCATTCATTATTGAATTAGACGAAGAAAGCAAGTTGCCTCGTGTTCGCATAGAAAACCCGCTGGGTGCTTACCCAGAGTTTGACCGCTATGGACGTTGCGTTGCTTTTGCTAAACGATATGTGATGAGTCTAGGCGAGTTAGTTTCTCAATTCCCTGAGTATGAGCGTGAACTGCTTGGTGGCTACGGCTACAAGCAAGACCTCAACCACCAGGTTGAACTAATTCGTTATTACGATAAAGACCAATCACTAATTTACATTCCAAGTAAAGATAACCTAGTACTATCAAAGGCTTCTAATCCACTCGGTAAAATGATGGTTGTAGTAGCACGTAAGCCATCTATCGATGGCGAACTACGCGGACAGTTTGATGACGTTCTTGGTATTCAACTTCTACGCAACCGCTTCGCGTTGCTTGCAATGGAAGCAGCAGAGAAATCTGTACAGGCTCCTATTGTACTCCCACAAGATGTTCAAGAATTGCAACTGGGTGGAGATGCGGTTATCCGTACTTCAAACCCAGCAGGTGTACGTCGTGTAGAACTAAATGTTCCACCAGGAGCGTTTACTGAGCAGACATTGCTTAATGAAGAACTACGCGTAGGTGCTCGTTATCCAGAAGGACGTACTGGTAACATGAGCGCATCGGTCATTACTGGCCAAGGCGTACAAGCCCTTATGGGTGCTTTTGATACACAGGTTAAGTCAGCCCAAGCAATCTTTGCGGCAGCGCTTCGCGATGTTATTAGCATCTGTTTTGAAGTTGATGAAGTAATCTTCCCAGAAGAAAAAACCATTCGTGGTGTAGATTCTGGTTCACCATACGAAGTCACATACACTCCTTTGAAAGACATCAAAAAGGATTACTCAGCAGATGTTCGTTACGGAATGCTTGCTGGTCTTAACCCTGCACAAGGTCTTATCTTTATGTTACAGGCACTTGGTGGTGGACTTATCTCCAAGGATATGGCAATGCGTGAACTTCCATTTACAGTTAATGTTACTCAAGAATTAGAGAAGATTGAAATCGAGAACTTACGTTCTGGATTACTTTCTTCACTCGGAGCAATTGCTCAAGCAATTCCACAGATGGTAACTCAAGGGCAAGACCCAACAGATATTATCACTAAAGTTGCTGCAGTTATTAAGGCACGCCAAAAGGGACAAGCAATCGAAGATGTTATTGGCGAAATCTTCGCTCCTAAACCCGAGGTTCCTCCTGCTGGCGCTCCTGCATCTATGGTTGAGCAACCGTCCCCTGCTCCCGCTGGAATGTCGGCAGGAGGCGCTCTTCCTCCAGGAGGCGGTGCCCCACCAGATATTCAAACGTTATTATCCAGCCTTTCAAGTGGTGGAGCAGCAAACGCAACAGTTCGTACATCACGTAAACAATAACTAAGTAGGGGACAATGACAACAATTATTGGTGTACAGAGTGAAAACGGCTGCACCTTAGTTGCTGACAGTCTAGTTAGTGATGACAGTGGTAGAACTTGGAATCATCCACAGATGACCAAGATTAATAAACGAGGCGCATTCCTTATTGGAGGCGCTGGAGAAGTTGCTCCTTGTGATATTGCACAGCATATCTGGGAGCCACCAGTTCTAACTGTTAAAGATAAAAAAGATGTTTACCATTTCATGATTACAAAGGCTATGCCTTCACTTCGTGAATGCTTAAAAGCAAATGGATATAACTTTGATGAACCGCAAGAGAAAGATTCTAGTTCTCGTTTTCAGTTCTTAATGGCAGTTAATGGTGAATTGTTTGATATTGGCGATGACTTATCGGTTATGCGCAATGCTGATGGATTCTATGGTGTAGGTTCAGGTGCGCAAATTGCACTTGGTGCACTACATGCAGGAGCAGAAGCAGTAAGAGCAGTAGAGATTGCTGCTAAGTTAAGTATTTTTTCAGAAGGACCATTTCAAGTAGAAGTTCAATATTCTAAGTAGGAGGAATCATGGCAGGTAATCAAAATAGTGGCGGTTATCGCCCTGATGCACCCCAGAATAATCCTGCTAATGTTTCAGGCACTGGTGGAAATGGCCAATCTGGCCAAGCAAAGATGTACATTCCTGGCATGCGTGATTTAGGTTCATCTGGTGTTGACACAATGGCACAGCAAGGTGGGGCATCCATGTATCAGGCTTCATCACCAAGCGTTAGCGCACCATCTATGAGCAGTGGGCTAGGTAATATCCCTCAACTCATGGACCCAACTTCTATGCCTAATCAAGATGTAATGGATGGCTCGCCTATAGGTCCTGGAGCAAATTCAATAGATGGTCTTCCAATGCAGGCATCTGCAGACCCAGACATCAATGAGATTCGCGCATATTATCCTATACTACAATTTTACGCATCACAACCTGGTGCATCACAGGGCACTAAAGATTATGTAACCTATCTTGGGACAGTTATTTAATGGCGATATGGGATTACTTAGGAAATTTACAGAATAAACTTAAGCAAAAACAAACTGCTACTGGCCCATACAATTCAGATGGACGTGTGAATTTTGGGCCGTCACTTGATGTTGCTACTAGCCTGCCTAAAAATCCACAATCTTGGAATGACCGTGCAGAAGATTTACGTCAGACACTACTTAAAACAGCAGAAGAAAACATAGGAACTACTGCTGGAATCAAGAAGAGTCTTCCCCTTCTTTTAATTCCAGGAATTGGTACCGCAGCGGTTGGTTTTACTACTGCTACATATGGACTTGCGGAACTTGACAAAAAAACCGATGGCAGAATGTCAAAGGTCATGATGGCTGGAACAAAGGGCTTACGCTCTAACTATGCTTTCGTACAAGATGTTGCACGCAACAATGCTGGACTAGGCTTACTTGCTGGTCTTAATATGCTCGCTGGCGGAGTTATCGGTGCTATTGGTGGTTTTGCTGCTGGCGCTGTTGCAGGTGCTGGTGTAGCATCTATTCCTGGTGCCTTTGCTGGTGCTGCTGCAGGATTTGGCCTTGGCGCTAACCTTGCTGGTAAAGCAGGAAGAGACATTGCTGAAAGTGGAGCACTTGGAGAATCTTTACAAAAATCCGCAGTACTTTCAGAATCAGCACAAGGACAAAAACTTTATAATTTTGGTACAGATGTAACACGTCTTGCTGGCGAAGTCATTGGATTAATTCCAGCCGAATGGGCCGAGAACAATTATTTAAAGGATACCAATCGTGGTATCGGTGCCGCACTAGCAGGCATCTTTAATACTGGATTTGAAGTTACTGCTGCAGCAGATATTAAAGCAATAAAACTTGGTGGTGTCGTAGCGCGTAATGCTTTAACTGGCGCAGTAGCCGCAGGCAAATATGGAATAACTGAAAATCTTCTTGCTAAAACAAAGACAGCAGACCTTTTGCGAGCAGATGGCGTTGATGCAACAAAAGATTTAGTAAAAAGAACTGTTGCTGGCGAAACAACTCCTCTTACCGCAGTCTACAAGTTCTATCAAGATAATGATGTCCCGACTTTGTTGGCACGTCCAGAATTTAAAGATAATCAAGCAGGAGTAATCGGCGCAAATCTATTTTCAAAGAAATCTTTTGAAGAGATGGGTCTTTTGACTCTCATTGGTATTGGTGAAAAAACTGCAATAAAAGAATTAGAAGTAAAACACCCAGCAACATTTGCAGAATTACTACGCCAAGAAGGCATCTTTGATACCCTTGATGCGCGTAATCCTTTTGCATCTACAAAACTTCCAGACCATGACATGCTTAAAGGTCGTATTGTTGATGCCGAGACAGTTATCAAGGCTGAGATAAAAGATTTAAGAAATCAATATTCTGAGTTAAACAAGACCCTTAAACTTGATAGCGCCCTGCAAGACAGAGGCGTATCTAGATTTGCATTTATTGAATCGTTTCGTAACGATATTGCGAAGCAACGTTCTGTAAATAAACTTGAAGGTGGCATCACTGATGTAACTATTCGTGATACTAAAGTTGGCGATGCCATTCAGAAAGTATATCAACGCAATGGTTCATCCGTTGTTGTTAGAACAATTCAGCGTGGTATTGCTGGTGTAGAGCGTGGCCTAGACGATGCTCCGCATTCAACAGTTAACTTTAATGACCCGTTGCAAGGTGTAGCGCGTGTGCGCACAACCATGCGAAAGTCTATTAATAGAAAAGTTCTACCTCCACTGGAAGCCAGAAGTCTTTTTGATTCTTTTGTAACCGCAAAAACTGAGACAGATAAACTTCAAGTTATTAAGAAAATTGAAGAAAGAGTCTTTGAGCAGGTAGCAAATAAGTATAACGTACCAGCAAGTATTAAAGACTTGGTGCTTAATTACTATGTAACTCTAGCAACTAGCAATAAGAAGAAAGCAATGGAAGCCCAATCCGAAGGCAATGCCTTTATGATTGAAAACGGAGAAGTAATTAAAGACCCACAACTTATCTCACAGTTGGCTAACGGTTCTTATCTTCCAGACGTAGAACTTATTGATAAAGCATTTGCTCGCTACGCTAAAAAGCGCGGCAAGGAAGCAAGCCTCCCAGTCAATACAGCACTTGTTGGCAAGGCGATGCTAGACGAGTTTAACTCACTCTGGCGTACATTTACTCTTGCTCGTACAGGTTTTCCTATTAATATTATTCGTGACTCAACTTTGCGTACATGGGGAGATGGAGTTCTACTCTACTCTTTGTTTAACCTTTCAAAGTCTGGCATTGACACAATGTTAGGAGCACCGCAAAAGGTTTCAGAGATGCGTCAGTGGTCTAACAAGATTACAGACCGCAAGAGCAACCTAGATAAAATTCGCAGAGATATTAAACTTTATGAAAACTCAATTAAAGATGGCGAACGTGGACTAAAGAGTTTTAAGTATGACCCACTTAAGCCACCTAAAGAGATGCCAGATGATTTAGTTCGCACATTAGACTACTTAAAAGAGTCTAAGGACATGCTAACCGAACTACGTCGCCAAGAGAATGCTATTGTTCAGAATATTCCTTCCAAAGTTGTTGGTCCAGACAAATATACTGTTAGAGACTACGACTTCCCAGCAGCGTTTTCAGGACGCCTTGGTGAAATGGCAATGAATAAACTTCAAGGCAAAGATGATATACGTGCTTTGACTGCTTCTTCTCGCCAACTGGAACTGGCCGCAGTTCGTCGTGACCGTGATGGTGGTCAAGCAATAAGAGCCATCGACAACGAAGATGTACATCTGCGTTCATGGGATGGTCTACTTAATAATACTCTTCGCAATGATGAAGTAAGTCGTAAGATTATGGAACTTCGTCTTAAAGGTGTCGATAGCGCTAAAATAGAAACAGAAGTTGCTGCCTGGATTCGCAGCAGTGGCTCCGCTGATTTATTTGAACGCTTCGGATATGATTCTAGATTTAGAACACAGATGAAATTATCAGATGCAAAGGTTATCTACAATAGAGCCAATGCAGCAATCAATCAATTTGCTCCAGATATCAGACTTCAAAAGATGATTATGGAAGACAGAGTTAGTATTGTTGAACTAAAAAAGATGTTTCCAGATATTACGACTCGTCCAGATGTAATTTCTGACCTTGCTCTTGACTTGACTGGGCAAAGTCTGCTTGTCCGTGCATACTCTAAATTATCTAGAGATGTAGTAGCCTCATTGGCTACCTGGTTGCCTTCGAGACTATCTTATAACCCATACTATAAAGCACAGTATGAATTAAAACTACAAAGTATGGTTGCCATAGCAGATAGCCAAGGTCGTATATTAAAAAAATCCGACGAGGCTCAATTTGTATCAGTTGCTAGAAACTACGCAATGAGTCAATACCGTGCAAAAATTAACGCATTCAACCGTGATATGAACTATCATGGAATGCTTGACTATTTATTTGCATTCTTCCCTGCAGTTGTAGAGCAATATCGTGCCTATGGTCGTATTGCTATGGAACGCCCAGAGTTCCCATTACAGATATTCCAGATGAGTCAGATTCCTAACCAACTTGGTAACGTGCAAACAGACCAATACGGTAATGAGTACTCAGAGGTAACTCTTCCTATATTGGGCATTAAGGCTCGCTTGTCAACTGACTGGTGGAACGCCCTTAATCCTACTGGTGGAACTGTTCTTTCTGCTAGTCCTGCTGTTACAGCCGCTTACAATAAGATTTCTAAAAGCAAGAAATTGCCTAAGATGATTCATGACTTGATTCTTCCGTTTGATACGCAATCTAACACAGCAGGTGCTCTTACTCCTAGCACAATTAGACGCGCAACGCAAGCAGTGTTAGCAATATTTATGAAGAGTGGACAACAGTTCAATAGAGATGTTGACATGTTTATGGCTATGAAGCGTGTAGAGTTCAAGGATGAGTATGGAGTAGAAGCATCAGGAACTGATTTGACTCAAATTCAAAATGAATCAGAAAAAGATGCCATTACGTTATCAGTAGTTCGCGCTCTTGGCGCTGGAATTCTTCCATCTCAGCCACGTTACGTTAGCCCACTTGAAAAGTATGCTGATATACTTGGAAAGTACATAAATGAATACGGTGCCGAGGGTGCCGAGAAGTTTACTAATGACTATCCAGAGTTGTATTTGCTTGCCGATAAGTTAACAGACTCAACATCTGGCCTTCGCGCTGATGATACTGCAGTTAATTTAGCAAAAAAGAATGGCAGTGCAATTGCAAAGATGGTTGCCAATATTGACAAGGGTAACTTGAAGGTACTTGGAGCGGTATTTAACGATGCCGACTACGCATTCTCTAGTTCTGCTAGAGCATACCTTACAGATAGCAATATTCCAGGAACTAATAAGCGATTCCAGACAGAAGCGGATGCTTTAGACATAGCAACCAGTTCTATTGTGAATCAGGGCTGGCGTGAGTGGAATAAGATGATTAAGATTGTCAAGCAAGTAATTATTGATGACAGAAAAGACCCAAGTTCTGGATATGGCAAAACTGTTCTTGATATGTACAAAAAGAACTTCGAAAAGCAGATGGAAACAGATAATAATCTGTGGTGGAATGATAAGAACGGTGCTAACTTTGCAAGTAGAAGTAAGAATACCATTGACGTCTTAACTATTGCAGCAAATACAAAAGAACTATGGAAAGACTTGGCTAAACAGCCACGTTGGCATAGCATTGTAGATTACTTAAACTTCCGATATCATGTTAAAGAAGAATTAGAAAGACGCGGCGCAACCATCGCTTCCGACAAGGCAGTAGATATACGTGCACAGGTTGACCAATATGTTGCAACTTTAATGAAGCAAGATATCAACTTTGAGGATTTCTACAATAGACACCTCGAAGGAGATGAATTCAATTATGTATACAAGGAAGTCGTCAAGGGGAAAATTAAATGATTAAACAAAATGTAGTAGGTCCTGACAAGTTTAAGCCAGGCACGACTCCTACACCTACCGCGAATCCAACCCCTACTCCAACTGCTAATACCTTATTCGACAAAATCAACAAAAGTCTTGCAGATAAAGGTGCTAAACCTGTGGTTGGAGACGACCAACAGGCGGCTTCGTTTATTGATTCTATCATGCAAGATAAAGCCAAGGCACTTGAAATTGGCAAGTTGCTAGTAGCAAGAAAGAAAAAGGTTGATGGTTCCATAACATCAATTAAGAATCTTTTTAGCACTGAAACAGAACTGGCAACTATTGCTTCTCAGGCTAAGGGTGATTACAATAAGTTGCTTACGCTTCTTAGCCAAGACTTCATTCCAGGACTTGGAAAGCAAGCAGGAAAGGAAGCATTTAGCGGTCCTTCCCGTAGCATCTACAAGTACACCGATGATGACCTTGATTTAGTTATCAAAAATGTATATCAGACTAAGGCTATGCGCCTTCCAAGCGAAGAAGAACTTGCGACAGAGCGCGGCAAAATACGTCCATTGCTTGAGACAGGAACTGTTTCTACAACTAAGTTAGTTAAGAATGCCAAGGGAGTAATGGAACAAGTTACCACCCAAGAAGGCGGTCCAACTAAAGAGAGTGTTGAGATGAGTATTGAAGACCGTCTCAAAGAAGCAAATCCAGATGATGTGGACCGTACAGCACGTATTAATTTTTCTAGTTGGTTATCCCAGAGTGTAGGAGGACAATAATGGCAATTGCTCCAACAGATGGCGTAGAATCAGCAGCAAAGTACGGTATCAGCGAAGCACTCTTTAATGACAAAGTATACGGAGATGAGATTAAAGCCATCTTTGAACTATTCAAAGCAGGCAATACTGGTGCTGCTTTAGATGCTTTATTTAAGTCTAATTACTATACTAAAACTAGCACTGTTGTCAAGAATCGCTTAAAGCAGCAACTTGAACAACCAGACGTGTACAAAAAGTCAGTAGAAAGTTACGGACTATCGGCACGTAAGCGTCTTGTTTCTAGTGGCATTAAAGTTAAGCAAACTGAATTTGACGCCATTATTGCTAAAGCATATGCAGATGGGCTGGATGATAATCAATTAGACCAAGTACTTCTTACTTCTGGTAAGATTACTGGCTTTGGTGGCGAAATTTTAGGTGATACTACAGCCCTAAAGGCGTATGCCAATTCATTTGGTGTAAGTAAGTACTTAAACAAGAACTACTGGGAACAGAAGCAAAAAGACCTGTTTGCTGGTACAGTTACCGTTGATGATATCCAAGCAGAGATTCGTATGAAATCTGCTAGCGCATTTCCAGCATACGCTGACCAAATTAATAATGGCATGTCTGTAGATTCTATTGCATCTGCATATAAAGGTTCCATAGCAACTATTCTTGAGAAAGACCCAGATTCAATTACCTACGATGACCCACATTTGCGCCAAGCGTTGCAATCAGTAGGTCCAGATGGCAAACCTATTACTAAACCACTATGGCAGTTTGAACGTGAACTACGCACAACTAAAGAGTGGGAATATACCAACAACGCACGTGACTCTATAGACACATTGTCTTTGAAAGTTCTTAAAGATATGGGGCTTGCATAATGGCAACTTTGGCACAGAATCTTGCTGCTACTGAAAGTAAACTTAAAGAAGCAAAAGCAGCATATGATATGGTTGTTCGCAACAAGGAGTCTAGCACAATAGTCAGCAGAGCGAAAGCAAAACTTGATGAAGCCCAAAAAGCATATGACTCAAGTAAGCAACAGAGTTCTAGCCCTTACAATGTAACAAGCACTGCTGGCGATGAACTGCTTAAGAAAGAAGCCGCAGCAAAAGCAAAAGCAGACATGGATGCAAAAGTCGCTGCAGATAAAGGTGCAGCAGACAAAAAGGTAAGAATAGAATCTGACCCAGATGTGATTGCTGCTAAAAAATTACAAGCAGAAGCAGCAGCAGAAGTTGCAGCAACTCAAAAATCAATAGCAGATGCAAAGAATAGTCTTGCTAACCTTAAATCAGGCAATCAACTTACAGCGCTCCAAAGGGCATTGCAGGCGGCAGAAGAAGCCGCAGCCAAGGCATTAAAAGATAAAGATGCTGCAGCAATTGCTGCTACTCAAGAAGCCGCTCGCGTTGCAGCAGCAGCCGCAGCCAAAGAAGCACAGGATAAAGCAGACCAGGATGCTAGGGATGCTGATACAGCAGCAAAATTAGCACAAGCCATAAGAGATAGAGATGCAGCAGATGCCGCAGCAGCGGCTGCTGAGGCAGCATCGGCAGAGGCAATAGCGGCAGCAAAAGAAAACATTAACCAATCTGGTAACGTAGGTATTCCTACTACTAATTTACCCGATGCAGCAGCAGATATGTATGCAAAAGAATTGGCACTTAAAGAGGCAAACGATACTGCCCTTGCCAAGCGTGTATCCATTACAGAAACGCTAACTGCTCGTTTTAAGTCTTATGGCTTAGAAACACTTGCCAGCAAGGTAAGAGATTTAACAGTTGATGGCGCTACTGAATCTACAATTACATTAGCGCTACAGCAAACTCCAGAATACAAAAAGCGGTTTGAAGCCAACGAGGCTCGCGTTGCCAAAGGTCTTAGATTCCTGGAGCCCAATGAGTATTTAGTGGCAGAAGAATCTTACCGTGAAGTGCTTCGGACTTATGGTTTAAATCAGTTTGATAATAACGCAAGTGTCACTCAATTCATCGCTAATGATACATCAGCAACCGAAATTAATGCACGTGTAACAACTGCTGCAAATCGTATTAAAAATGCTGACCCTGCTATTACAAAGACACTAAAAGACTTCTATGGTCTTAGCGATAACGAACTGCTTGGATATGTTTTAGATACCAAGAATCAACTTCCTGAAATCTTAAAGAAGGTTACGGCAGGAGAGATTGGTGCAGCAGCCCGAGCACAAGGACTCAATGCTGATATGACTGGTTCTATGGAACTCGCGACTCAGGGCGTGACTCAAGAGCAAGCACGGGCTGGATACTCAACTATTGCAGGCATGCTACCTACAGCACAGAAGTTAGGTGACATCTACGGTGAAGAGTACACTCAAGCAACAGCAGAACAAGATGTGTTTGGGCAATTAGCATCAGCCAAGAGAAAGAAAGAATCTCTTAGGGCTCGTGAAATTGGAACCTTCGGTGGTTCAGCAGGAACCTCAAAGGGTTCACTAACTAGCAAAGCAGCAGGACAAATATAGAATCCTATCTCGACCGACCAGCCCGAGGTAGCGTACAAGACTGGTAGCAAGAGCCAGCCTATTCCCCCGAATAGAATCTGAGGCTTGCGACTAAAACGAATAGAAGGGTGGACAGTTGCTATGAGCAACAACTACTGGGACGAAGACGAAGACGACCAAGATACCGATATCATTACTGGTAACGAAAGCGGAAGTGACCTCTTAAAGAAGTTACGGAAGGCTAAACGTGCCGATGAAAAACGTATCAAAGAACTCACTGAGCAACTTGAGGGTTTCTCCAAGACGCAGCGTGAGCGTACAGTCAAAGATGTCCTAGAACAAAAGGGTGTTAATCCCAAAGCAGTAAGACTAATCCTTAAGGATTTAGATGACGTTAGCGAAGAGTCAGTCAATAACTGGCTTGAAGATAATGGAGACTTGTTTGGTCTAACTGCTCAGGAAGCACCAAAAGCGAGTGAAGCAGACCGTGCTACATTACGTCAGCAGGATGCTTTAACTCAAGGTGCAATAACACCTGACCGAGCAGAGAACTTAGAACAACGATTAGGCGCTGCGGAATCCGCAGAAGAAATCTTGTCTATCCTCCGCTCACAATAACCCATTCATAGTATCTAGTCACTTGGAGGTGACAACATGGCTAACTCCTACGTATCCACCGATTCCGCTTCTTTAGGCGGTACAGTTGGTTCAGCAGGTTTAGTACAGAAGGCGTATGACCGTCTTCTAGAGTTTGCTCTCCGTTCAGAACCACTTATTCGTTCTGTCGCAGACAAGCGCCCAACTAACCAGTCAATCCCTGGTTCAACCGTTGTTCTACAACGCTATGTTGATTTGGCAGCAGCAACAACTGCTCTAACTGAAACAACAGACCCAGATGCAGTAGCAATGTCTACACCAACATCAGTTACAATTACTCTTAACGAGTACGGTAACTCTGTTCTTGTAACACGTGCTTTGGAACTATTCAGCCTCGCTGATGTAGACCCAGCAATTGCTAACATCATCGCATTCAACCTTGCCGATTCTATCGACGCTGTTGCAATGACAACACTTCGTGGCGGAACCAACGTTATCTACTCTGGTTCAACTGCTACATCTACAGCAACAGTTACTGCTGCTGCAACACTATCTTCTGCTAACATCCGTAAGGCTGTTGCTAAGTTACGTGCTAACAAGACAACCGCTCGCAAGGGTTCACTATACTGGGCTGGTATCCACCCAGAAGTTTCACACGACCTTCGTGCAGAAACAGGCTCAGCAGGTTGGTTGCTTCCAAATCAGTACGGTTCTGCACAAGACCGTATCTGGGCTGGAGAAATCGGTACATACGAAGGTGCATACTTCGTAGAGTCACCACGTCTTTACTCAGCAACTGATGGTGCTTCATCTGCAAAGGTGTACCGCACTATCCTAGCAGGACAGCAAGCAATGGCAGAAGCCGTTGCCGAAGAACCACACGTAGTAATTGGTCCAGTAGTGGACAAGTTGATGCGCCACCGCCCAATGGGTTGGTACGGAGTTCTTGGTTTCGCTCGCTATCGCGAAGAAGCCCTGTACCGCATTGAGTCAGGTTCATCAATCGCTTAGTTGATTGACGGGTGGGGCTAGGGAAACCTAGCCTCATCAGTAAGTTCATTAAGGAGAACTAATGGCAACATACAAATTCACTACACCTTATGTCCTAGAAGGACCATCAGGTGGGCATCGTTTGTTTTACTTTGCCAAACTCCGCAAGGGTATTACCATTGTTAAAAGTGGTAGCACCTACTCACAGATTCGTTATCCAGTAGATGAAGATTTAGATTCATACGATGAAGTTTATCGTGGTGGATATACACATCCTGGAATCAGCGAAGCAACGAAAGCAGCACTAATCGCAGGGGGCGTCGATGTCACAGAAGCAAACTTTACAGCAGAGTGATTGTGACCACATTACTAAAGTAGTAGAGTGGGGATATAGTTTAATAGATGGTGACATGGTTTCTCATGTAGCATTGTACGGATGCACTAAATGTGATGAGACATCAGATGCGCCATTCGTTTCAGATGATTTCAAACAGGTAGACCATACTAAATGTGGTGGCCCGTATGAATGTTTTGGATGTAAGGCAAAAGGTTTACAACTTAATACTGGAGATGCAGGAAGAGATATACCAGATAAGAAATGGAACGGCGAACTCAAGGCATATAGAGATGCTAGAGCGCAAGGTATCCAACCATCTGGTACTCGAATGCATGATGTAGAAGCAGCACATAAAGCGTCAGAGACATTAGGTCAAGCATACGATGGCGACTCAATGCCAAAGACAAAAGATATAACTCCCAAATCCGTAGAAATAATGAAAGAGATAGGACAAATATAATGCCAAAAGTCGGAATGAAAAAGTTTCCTTATACACCTGCGGGCAAGAAGGCTGCTAAGGCTTATGCTGCTGGCGAGAAGATGGAATCAAAAGCAGAAAAAATGATGGAAATGAAAAAGGGCATGAAGAAGAAGACTGCCAAGAAGAAGATGGTTAAGTAATGGCTATCGACAAGAAGAAGTATCAATGGCAATCTGTAACTGCACCACTTAAGGTTCGCACAGCCGCAGAGGAAAGACTCTATAAGGCTACTATCGAACTAGAGAAGAAGCGCAAAAAAGAAAATTCGTTTGGAAAATCAGGTAGGTAAATGGCAGACCCAAGACTAAAGCGAGCAGGAGTATCTGGCTTTAACAAGCCAAAGCGTACACCTAGCCACCCAAAGAAGTCACACGTAGTTGTGGCTAAAGAGGGTACACAGGTTAAGACTATTCGCTTTGGTCAACAGGGTGTCACTGGCGATAAGAAGCCAACAGCACGCCAAGCATCATTTAAGGCTCGTCACGCAAAGAACATTGCAAAAGGTAAGATGTCTGCTGCTTACTGGGCAGATAAGGTTAAGTGGTAACTAACTAAAGGTGGGGACAATGCAAGAAACAATCTCAGTCGCCTGGTGCGACAATGGTATGGTAGATGGCAAGTTCACTCAGGGTATGGTAGATGTTCTACTCCACTCAGGGTTAAAGTTTGAAACATCTCTACGCAGTCAGGGCAATCAGATTGGCCGTCAGCGTGAGACTATCGTTAAGTATTGGTATGAGAACAACAAGTCTGACTGGCTACTATGGCTAGACTCAGATGTTGTAATTAGTCCAGAGAAGTTCAAACTTCTGTGGGATAACCGAGATGCTGAAACTAAACCATTGCTAACTGGTGTGTACTTCACAACTGATACACCAGAAGAACCTCTGATGATTCCAATGCCTACGGTATTCGAGTTTGTCGAAGGCGAAGGCGAAATTGGTATCAAGCGTTTACATCCAATGCCAGAGAATGAATTAATTAAGGTTGGCGCTGCGGGTATGGGCTTCGTGCTTATGCATCGCAATGTGATTACCAAGATTCTTGAAGCAGTACCGAACGCCCCAATCTTTACCGAGGTTGGTGTAGGAAAACAATTTATGGGTGAAGATATCTATTTCTTTGCTCTATGCGACAAAGCCGAGATACCAGTATGGTGCCACACAGGTGCTACCGTTCCTCACATGAAGCGGTTCTCATTTGATGAGCATTACTACAAGGCATTCTTCGGAGGAGCAAAAGAAGAAAAGAAGTCTAACTTAGTACTTCCGAAACGATATACGAAAGGTTAACAAATGGCACTAGGCAAAGCAGGAAGCAGTCTTGCAGCAGAACTTAACAGACTTGCTGGCACTACAGGACTAGAGGAACAAGGCGCTGCAAATGTCTATGCTGGCACCACTGGTATGGCTACAGTAGGTGCTCTTAACTATAAAGTTTCTTCTTCTCGCACTCGAGATAAGTTCAAGGACATTGATGGTGTTTGCAATGAACTTGCAAGTACTACAGGACTAGCAGCCCCTGCTGCGCTAAGGAGCATCAACCTATAATGAGTGCTAAATATAATATTACCTGCGAGCAGGGTGCAACATTTACTTTCCAGTTTACAGTTAAGACTGGCGATACTGCTTGGAATCTGACTGGCTATACAGCCACGATGACCGTCCGACCATTCGTTGGTTCTAATGAAACTACACTGACTGCCTCAACTGCCAACTCTCGCATTGCTATTGTTGGTGGTACTGGACAAGTTACAGTTACTTTAAGTTCAACCATAACTGCTGATTTAGATGCAAGCCGTTATGCTTATGACTTAATCCTTGACTCAGGCTCTGTAGTGACACGTCTCCTGGAAGGTAAATTCGTAGTAACTCCGAGCGTGACTCAATGAGTGAGACAATTGTAGTAGTTGAGCAAGCCTCATCTAGCAACATCTCAGTCAACATCAGTCCTGAGACTGCTGCAGTTGAAGTAATTGTTGAGATTACCGAGACACCTGAGAGTTCCGTAGTCCTATCAAATGACCAAGGACCTCAGGGTATCAAGGGTGATACAGGTGCCACAGGCCCTGCCAATACCCTATCAGTCGGTACTGTAACTGGTGGCGTAACTGCTGCCGCTACTATCACTGGTACTGCTCCAACACAAACTCTTAACCTGGTATTGCCTCAAGGCGACACTGGTACGACGGGTGCTACAGGCTCTACAGGGGCCACAGGAGCCGCTGGCGCTACTGGCGCGACTGGAGCAACGGGAGCGACAGGCGCTAAGGGCGACAAGGGCGATACTGGTCTAACTGGTGATACTGGGGCTACGGGTCCAGCAAATGTTCTAAACATTGGAACGGTAACTGGCGGTACTACCGCTGCTGCTACCATTAGTGGAACAACTCCTAGTCAGACCCTAGATTTAGTTCTACCTAAAGGTGACACGGGATTAACTGGAGCACAAGGACCGACAGGTCCTACTGGCTCTCAAGGTATCCAAGGTCTCAAAGGCGATAAAGGCGATAAAGGCGACACAGGTTCTACAGGTGCTACAGGTTTAGCAGCAACTATAACTACAGGAAGTACAACTACTGGTGCGGCTGGCAGTTCAGCCACAGTAGGTAATTCAGGTACAAGTTCAGCAGCGATACTTGACTTCACAATTCCTAGAGGTGACACAGGAGCAACTGGTGCTACGGGCGCTACGGGTGCAACTGGCGCGACTGGCGCCCAAGGCATACAAGGTATCCAAGGTATTCAAGGTGTAAAAGGTGACACAGGAGATACTGGAGCAACTGGTGCTGCTGGCACTAACGGTACTAATGGAACTAACGGTCAAGGCGTACCAGTAGGCGGTACTGCTGGACAAGTCTTATCAAAGATTGACAGCACAGATTACAATACCCAATGGGTTGCGCAAACTGGTGGTGGCGGTGGAAGCGCAACAGATTCAGACCAAAACATTCTAGCAGTTCAAGTATTCGGATAGGGATAAATAATGGCAACTTTTACAAAGACATTACTCAGCGGTTCGACTCAAGGTCAACCAATCACAGTAGTAGCAACAGCCTCAACTGGTACAACTATCCACGCAACAGGCACTTCATCATCTATTATTGACGAAGTTTGGTTATATGCTAATAATACTAACTCTTCACCAATTGTATTGACAGTTCAATTTGGTGGCACTGGTGCAGTGCAACACGCTAAACCAATTACTCTTGCTCCACAATCAGGTGACGTTCTTATCGTTGCTGGCTTGCCTTTAACAGGCACAGGTTCAGCAGCAAATACAGTTTATGCTTTTGCTGGAACAGCCTCAGTTATTACAATTTCAGGATATGTAAATAGGATTTCTTAATGGCTAATCCAAGTCGTAGAGGACCAGTAGGTGCAGAAGTTTCATCTGCTATGCAAGGTGATTCAACAACACCTATTACAAATACATCAATTGTCAATCCATTTGGATTACAACTACGTCAAACAATTACTTCATCAGGTGCTGTAACTATTCCATCAGACATTACATTTGTTTATGTTATTTTATCTGGTGCTGGTGGTACTGGTTCTAGTAGTTTATGGGGCGGCGGTGCTGGTGGGATTGCCTGGGGTTGGACGTTAGCAAATTCAACTTGCATCGTAGGTGCAGGAGGTAATCCAGGCGGTTACACAAGATACGGTCATATTGTTGCTGGTGGAGGTGCTGGTGGAGCAACTGGCGGCCCATTCTTAGGTGGCGGAGGCGGTAACAATAACGGCAGTGGAACAACTAATTATTATGGTATCCCAGGAGGCACTACTGGAAGCGTTGGCGCTGGCGGTGGTGCTGGCTTAAGTACCACTACCAATGGTGTAAATGGAAATCCTGGAGGTAATGGAATTTCAGGCGGTGGCGGTGGATATTCTGTTAGCGCAGGTTCTCTTGCTCAAACGGGCGGCAATGGCGGCTCAGGGTTTGCAGGCGGTGGCGGAGGACCCGCTGCAACTACTACTGGTTTGCGCACAGGAGGCAACGGTGGCAATGGTTTTAACATTGCAACGGGTGCTATATCTACTGGTGGTATAGGTTCAAGTGGAACTAATACCAATGGCGCAGCAGGCGGTGGTGCTGGAATAGGTGGCAACGGTGGCGATGCTTCTGGGTTTTCTTCTGGTAGTGGTGGTTTAGGTGGTGGCGGTGGTGGCGGTGCTGTTGGCGGCTCTGGTGTTGGCGGAGGCGGTCAAGGACTTATTTATATTTTTTACTAGGAGAAACTATGAATCCAAATCGTAAAGGGCAAGCAGGCAATCCAGTATCTACTGGTATGCAAAGTGCTGACTATACGCCATTTGCTAATACTTCTTTTTCTGTTCCCTATGGATTGACGTTGCGTCAAACAATTACATCATCTGGTGCTGTAACTATTCCTACTAACATTACTTGGGTTTATGTCGTTTTGGCAGGTGGCGGCGGGGGGAATCGCACAAGTGGTGGTGGCGCTGGCGGTGTCGCTTGGGGTTGGACTTTAGCAAACCCAACTTGCATTATTGGTGCTGGGGGGTTTAACGCATACGGTGGTTACACTCGTTATGGACATATAATTGCTGGTGGCGGCGCTGGAGGTTCCGCAACAGGCTTTGCAGGTATTTTAGGTAGTGGTGCAAGTGGAAGTAATCCCGCCGTGTCGGG